ATACTTTCATAATGTGTGCGCCCTATTGGGCTTTGGTTTCTTTTAGTTTATCTAGCTCTTCCTCCATCTTGTCGAGGGCCTCGGTCAGCATTGCGTCCAGGTTGCCGTGCGGCTTACCAGTGGTCACTGCCTGCCAGTACTCTAGTTTAATCTTTGTTGATAGTTTCATTGCTTTTGTATTTGATTTGTACACCAGCTTGGTTGCAGGCGGCATTCAGTGCAGAGCAGTACACAGTGCAGTCCTGTGCATCGGAAGCAAGGCGTGCCTGTACACGGTCCAGTCCGTGAGTTACGCTAGTGCGGTGCCTGTTGACCAAGCGTGAGATCTCTTCGTGCGTGCAGTTGTGCAGGTGCATTACATATGCAAGTGCATCTCTGGCATACGATGCCCGTCTAGTGCGGGACTTGCCACGAATGATGTTAGGTGTAGTGCCGAAGGCTTCGGCTACGATTTCAGTTAGTTTAATTTTGTTTAGCATTACTTGATGATTCCTACGCAGTGATATAGTTTGAAGATTCCACGAACGTCACGTTCGCCTTCTCGATTCTTTGCAACTGAGTATTGCAGCTCAGTGTATGGTCCGACTGAGTCAAGCTTCTTAGCTGACTCAACGTCCCCTCCCTCTGGCCACATAAGGATGACTGCATCTGCGTCATTCTCAATGTCACCCGAGTCCTTAAGGTCGTACAATGAAAGGCCGCTTTCACGCTTTGCACCTTCACGATTGACCTGTGCTAACAGTAGTATGCCGATCTCCAGCTCCACTGCTATCTGCTTTATCTTGTGAGAGATAGATGAGATACCCTCGGTCTTACCTACGTTCTTCCCGAATGGGATTAGCTGAAGGTAGTCAATGACCACGAGCTTAACTCCGTGCGTACGTACCAGTAGTCTGATCTGACTCCGTAGGTCGTCGGCCCCCTTGACTGCGTGCACAGTGTAGATGGGCAGGCCCGCTAGCAGTTCGTTAGCTGCGTGCACTGACTTCACCTTGGCAGGTGTAGCTACGTTCTCTTCGATCTGACGTAGGTTGACACCGCTGAGTGTCTGGATCATACGCCTAGCAATTTGCTTCTGCGGCATTTCAAAGGAGAAGATGGCAGAAGGTACGGACTCTATCTTGCTTGCACGTAGTGCAATGTTAATGGCTACGGCGGACTTACCACAGGAGGTAGGTGCTGCGATGATACATACTTCTCCTGCCCCGATGCCTCCCATCCCTAGCTTATCATCTAGGTGCGGTATGTGCGTGCGTACTACGTCCTTAACGTAGGTGCCATCTTGCATCTGCTTAAACTCTTCTTGCAGTAGCTCAACTGAGTTAGAGATACTCTCAACTCCTGACTCTGTCCCATTGACTAAGCTTAGTTCAGTGTCCAGTTCCCCTTGGATCTCGGCTGAATGCATTTGCTCTGATGCGCTGCGCTCGGCGGCCATCCTGTATGCTCGGTGCATCCTGCGTAGGTTACTCTTCTCCTTTACTATGCCTGCATAGTTGAGTACTTGGAAAGGGGTATCGGCGGACCCTGCTAGGGCCATTACACCTGCGATGCCTCCGACTTCGTCGAGGCTGTTGTTTACCTTAAGGCGTTCGACAAGGTTGATTTCGTCGATGGGTTCCCCTGCTCCAGACAGCTCGGCTATAGATTGATACGCAAGCTGGTGGCTTAACGTATAGAAGTCATCGGGCCGTACTATCCCAGAGATGCGGTCGTATGCATCTGAGTTGTCCCCGAGTAAGCAGCAGGCAATCAGTGCCCGCTCTGCTGATAAATTATGTGGTAGTTCTGTGTCTGCTTCTAGTAAGTTGTGTGCGTTTGTCATAGTTTTTCATAGTTTATAAATCCTAGTGCCAGCTGCAGGATCGGACTGCAACTGGCGAGTAGGGTAGTTATGGTTGGCGGTCTTGTCTTTCAAGCATACCTAGTGCGATCAGTGAATAGCCAATGAGATCTCGGAAGATGTCCTTAGCTTGGTCGCCTTCGGTGCATACGGATAGCTTGCCATCCTTACAGAAAGCTTTCGCTCTCTGGAATTTGTCCTGCATTCTGATGCACACCCCAGTCAAGGGGTGCACACCAAACTCGGAGGAGCCGTCAAAGTTTGCGAAGGGGTTATCGCAGCTTTCGCCTCCTGTGTAGTCCGAGCATTTGCCAGCGGTCAGTTCCAAAATGGAACCAACCTCATCGTGGCGGAATTTCTCCCACCAGATCTTATCAAAGTCTAGCATCTAGAAGCTGATAGGATCGTCGCTCATTGGGGCAACTCCAGACGAAACTACGTCTGGCTTGGCTTCCTTCGGGTCGAACGCTACAGACAAAAAAGCTTTGCCTGCCTTGCTTGTTTTCTTCCAGCCCTTGAACCAGTACTCCTTGCCGTCAATTTCGCAAGAGCCAGTGAGATCGGGGTGAGTCTCCTTTTCCTTACGGTCGTTAGGGAAGAGTGCACCACTGTTGTTGTTGTCGTATGTTTTGGTTTCCATTATATTAACCCATCCAGGGTTTGTGTTTTCTTTTTGTAGGAAGGTTCGCCCTTCCCGTGAGTGTTTGTTGCATCGGGATCTTTGGTATCGTCGATGCATAGAAGTCCGTTAAGAGCGTACTTACGTGCATAGGAGGAGGCCGAGCCAGTAATCTGGGCATCGTCCATCCCCTTCTTGGCAAGAGCCTCACGAGCAAAGCCAGTGGAGCGGGCAAGTGGCTCGCAGTCCTTTGCACTCGAGCATAGAGTTGCTGTTGCCTTGACGTATACACGTCCCTCTACTCCAACAATGTCATCGCTGATAATGAGTGACACCTCGTGCTTCTGTAGTAGGGGCTTAACCGCACTGAGGATGTCCTCGGCACTGCGGTACGAGTAGTTGCCGAAGTTATTCTTCTGGCCTTTGGGAGCCTTCAGCTCCGACTGTATCTGTTGTAATATGTTCATATGTTTTATGTGTTAGTTGAATTTAATGCTAGGTACTTTATTGCCAATGTTGATGGTGGCTGTGCTGCACGGATACTCTAGCATTAACTGAAAGGCCTCTTCAATGCTACTTACTCCACAGTATTCGGTTCCTTCGCCTTGCTCAATCTCAATTAGATAAGAGTATGAAAGGTCATCGGTCAAGGGTGCTACGTTGAATGTAGCGTGCTGCTTTTCTAGTTCCTGTATGCTGTTATTTAGTGTACTCATATGTGTTCTTGTTATGTGTTATGTGTTATTGGTTAGGTGCACTGCTTAATAAAAGCAGTACGAAAATACTGTGTGCGCTCGGCTGCATTCTTGCAAGAGTTAATATCATTTTCTTCGCATTTCATTTGAATTAATATCTTCATCTGCGTGGCCTTTGGCAATCTCTTAAAGCGTTTGCACTTCTGTGTCAGTCCGACTGGGTGCATCACATCTGTCCTGGCATTCTCTAGGTAGTCTGCTAGGGCACGTAGTGCCTCTGGCAGGGTAGCCTTTGAATTGTTACGACCGAATCTCTTCCAAGAGTTTTCAATCTTACCAGCCCAAGCGTTGCTCTGCCTGTGCAGCACGCCCCGTATCAGTCCAGTATCGTGGCAGTGATCGACTACTGAATCACTTAGACTGCACTTGAAGATCGGGCACACCTTCGGCTTGTTGTCTTCCCTCCACTGCTTGAGTTTGCTGCTTGGTAGGTATTTCATTTACGCTTATGATTTGTACGTATGCCTTACGCTTGGTTGTTGTGTACCCGCCTCTGTCTGGCTTCTTGGGTGCAAAGAGTTTGAGTGCAGCCTCGGCTGTGTGAGCGTGCTTGATTGCACTGCAGATGAATCCCTTCGGCATGTCCTTCTGCTTGTATTTGATTTCAAATACCATACCTAGATGTCCGTGTATACCAGTGAGAAGCCACCGTACATATGCAGTGGTACAATGTTGTACTCCACCCACTCGATAGCCTCGTCGTACTGCATTTCATCCCGTGTAACGAATACGTCTACGATTAGTTCATAGCTGTAGCACAGGTGCCCAGTGTCGGTGATGCCCAGTACAGCTGAGTCAAGTCCATCCAGTTTGATTGCATCATCCTGTAGAAAGTATCCGCAGTCATCCCAGTCAATCGGGTATAGGTCTTTCACTTTTTCATCCTTTTGTTCCAGTAAAGTTTTGCCATTAGCTTGGCGTTGGCAATGCCCTGCTTCACGTCCTTTGTATTCCAGACGTGGTGCCAGTGCTTCTTGGTATCGCAGTCAATGACTACTGACCTGCACTCTGGCGTGTAATCTAGGTCGTGCTGCTTTTGAATGATGAAAGCTTCGATGGCTAACTGCTCGCAGTCTTTGTCGTACACCTTGGCTTTGCCTTTGGTATTGGTGCGGCACTTGTAGTCCGCTAGGAATAGCTTACCTTCGCTGTCATAGCCAATGAAGTCTACGCTTCCCGCTATCTTGATCAGCTTGTCTGCAACTACGCACTCGGTGGCGATCGGCTTTACATCGCAGACCTGCATCCACTCTAGGAATGGTGCTGCCCACTCTTGGTATGGTGACTCCCCGATCTCGTGCCCGTGCAACTGAGCCTGTACCAACTCTTCAATACGGTGGTGCACTGCTGTGCCAAATTCAGATGATGGTATCAATGATCCATCGGATGGGTGCTTGCGCATCCCGTAGCATAGGCGTTCAATCTCCCGCCAGTGCGTGTAAGGGTTCTCTCTGCCAAGTTCGACCATCTTGCTTGGCTTGTAGATGCTGTCTAGAAATTCATCCTTGCAGATGCCAAGTACGGTAGTAACGGACGGAAAAATAGCACGGACTTTGCGAGCCTGTGCTACGGTAGTGATGTCATCCCGAAGGAATGCATCCAGTGTGTCGTTGCAGTCATAGAAGTGAGCCATCCTAAAATTGAATGACTCACCCTATGCGCTGTCAATGAATAAGTTATAGTTCTTCTGGATCCATATCCATTAGGTAGTTGATGCAATCCTTTAGGCAGGTGCTGCTAAGGCTGTGCGATATCTTATGCTCGAAGGAGTACAAGTCGATTGCGGTTACCTTGCCCTCTACGTCCGCCCTGTACTCTACGTCGATGCACTTCCTGTCCATGAAGTTCAGTATGTCATCAGCGGTACGCTGAGGTAATGACTTAGGGTGCACGAAGTACTGGTCGCCATCGTCTAGGTCAACGACAAGGCAGTTATCGAATCGGTTGAGTTCGTTTAGGCGTTGCACTGTAACGTCCTGCCCGAGTTTGTTTGCGAGTCCTGCTGGGTATGTGTGTATCTGTAGTTGTTCCATAGTATTATTGTTGGTTGTATGCTTGGCGTACCTTCTTGTAGTACGAATTGAGATTGCTTTGCTTTGAATCATTGCGAGGGTGCAGCACTCGGTGCCGTGCCCCGCCGCCTCCGTTCCAGATGAATGCAATGTGCTTGAGGGTAGGACATTCGATGTCCTGCAGGTAGTGCGTGAGAATCGTGCGGCACACGATGTAAGAAACCTCTGGACTGAATGCATCTGAGTGCACGAGGTCTGCCTTGGCAATCCTATTGTAGTCCTGTATCATCACGTTGTGAATCTGCAGGATGCCGTAGGCTTTACCAGAGTCCCCGATCTCGGAG